CCATAACGAATAATAGCAGGAGGATTTAAATCATGGCTATATCAAGACAACAACTAGCTAAAGAGCTAGAGCCAGGTCTGAATGCATTATTTGGACTTGAGTACGCAAACTACGAAAACCAACATGCAGAAATCTTTGACATTGAAAACTCTGACAGAGCTTTTGAAGAAGAAGTAATGCTATCTGGTTTTGCAAACGCTGCCGTAAAAGCTGAAGGAGCTGCGGTGACTTTTGACAATGCAAACGAAACTTTCACTTCTCGTTACACACACGAGACAGTTGCTCTCGCTTTCTCTATCACTGAGGAAGCTGTTGAGGATAACCTGTATGATAGTATCGCTAAGCGTTATACAAAAGCACTAGCAAGATCTATGGCTAATACTAAGCAGATCAAAGCAGCCAACGTGTTAAACAATGGCTTCAGTAGTTCATTCCCAGGCGGAGATGGCAAAGAATTATTTGCTACCGATCACCCTACAGTTTCTGCAGGAGACCTTAAGAATGAGCTATCAACATCAGCTGACTTAAGTGAAACTTCACTTGAGCAAGCGATGATTGACATTGCTGCGTTTAAAGATGAAAGAGGCTTAAAAATTGCTGCAAGAGGATTGAAACTAATTATCCCTTCAGAACTACAATTTACAGCTGAAAGAATTTTAAAATCACCAGCAAGAGTTGGAACTTCAGACAATGACTTAAACGCTCTGTCTTCTAAAGGAATGCTTCCACAAGGATACGTGGTAAACAACTTCCTAACAGATACAGACGCTTTCTTCATTAAGACAGATGTTCCTAACGGAATGAAGATGTTTAACAGAGCAGCTATTAAAACTGCTATGGAAGGCGACTTTGACACTGGTAACATGAGATACAAAGCTAGAGAAAGATACAGCTTCGGCTTTTCTGACTGGCGTGGTATGTTTGGTTCACCAGGTGCTTAATAATTAGGCGCAAAGAACTAATTTAAAGGGGCCCTCGGGCCCCTTTTTATTTGCACATTTACATTTAAAAGCGTATACTCGACATACTGCATATGTAAAACAGTCAGCATAGACTCATGCAGTAGACAATGTCTCAGACTATGTTGGCGGAAAAGGAGACCAATTATGGCAAATTCAACTTTCTCAGGTCCTTTAAGATCTGAAAGCACAGTAAAAACTGTTAGTAAAAACTCCTCTACAGGAGCGATTACTGAAATCATTACAATGGGTGATGCACCTGTTGCATTAGGAGATGAAGACAAAACTCTTGATGCTGCAACACACAGTGGTAGAACACTTGTAGTTCCTGCACTTGGCTCTAATAGAACTATAACTTTACCAGCACCTGTCGCTGGACAATGTTATAAACTTATCTATGGAGGCGCTGCAGAAGAAGCAGAGAACCTAATTATTGTAACACCAGGAAATACTAATTTCTTTATCGGTGGTATCGTACACTTAGATTCTAATGCAGATAACGTATCTGTTTACTCTGACGGAAACTCTAACTCAAGTTTAACTCTTACAGACTTTGGTTTGTTTGAGATTAATATTTTAGCTAAAGACAGTACTAATTACTATATTTGGGGTTACCAAGAAGGTGCAGACGTACCTGCATTTGCAGACCAATAATAACTAATGTGGGCCTTCGGGCCCACACGTTCTTGATTAAGGAGGGAACATGGCAGACACAGTAACAGGACCTACAATCCTACAACAAAACGACAAAAGAGTTACAA